GCACATCAACCAGACCATGCTTGGTCCGCTCTTCCACGGTACGCCATACCGGTGGAAGGGCAATCCGAGCGCCTCGTACGAGCAGCCGTTCCACGCTGCGTCACATCGTTCTCTTGCCGCCTCGTACACCGATGGCGGGGGCAGCGGCATCGTCAAGAGGTTTGACGTCGACCCCGCCGCTGTGGTCCATCGGATGGAAGGGGACTCCCCTGCTGGTGGAGGTGACCCCGACGCTGCGACCAGTGGGGCTCGTGAAGCTCGTGCCGACCTGTCTGTGTTCAGCGATGGCAACGCCATGGTGTACAACCCCGCTGTCTTGAAGCACGTCAAGGATGAGAGGGTGGACTGATGGCTGCCTCCGATCATCTCAACGGGCAGCTCCGCATGTTCATGTCCCCTCGCGAGGTCTTCGCTGAGGTGGACGAGTTCAACGACTTCGGGAGCACACCCGCTGACATGAGGCGCAACGCCGCCTTCAAGCTCAGTGAGTCCCAGGCATCGGGGATGCACGACAGCATTGCTGCCGAGGGCGTGAAGCACCCCATCGAGATCTCCCACTTCGACCCTGGGGTCGGGCACGGCCCTCTCAAGGACCAACACTCGACCCACCTGTCAGCAGGTCACACCCGCCTCGTGTCCCAGCTCACAGCCGACCCTGACAGACTCATGCCGGTGATCCATCATCACAACAGCTACTTTGGCAAGGGCACCGCTCGGTTCTACGCCAGCCGTGTCAGCGGGAAGCAAGACCCCACTGGTGAGAGAGGCCGCTGATGGCACTGTCGTTCTACCCTCCCTCGTACCGGGCATCGCAGTCCGACCTCACCATCTCGATCAGCCCGCTGGGACTGGTGGAGCTGGCCGACGAGGAGTTCGAGGTCCACGGTGTGCGCCTCTCGCGCTACTCGCTGTACTGGGCCCACTACCTCGGCCACATGTACGCCTACCGGCGCGAGGTCGGTGAGCCCCAGTTCGCCGCCAACTACGTGCGGGCGCTGAGCGACTACATCACCAACTTCACCTTCGGCAAGGGCATCACCTTCCGCACGCCTCCGGCGACCTCGGCGATCATACCCACGCTGCTCAAGCGGGTCTGGGAGCAGGACAACCGCAAGGAAGCTGTGCTCTGGGAGATGGGCCAGACCGCTGGCGTCACGGGCGACTGCTTCGTGAAGGTGGCGTACGAGGATCCCTACGTCGACCCGATCGGGCGCATGCACCCAGGCCGTGTGCGCATCCTGCCCCTGAACCCCGCCCACTGCTTCCCGCAGTGGCACGAGCACGACCGCCAGCGCATGCTGTCGTTCAAGCTCAAGTACCGCTTCTGGACGACGGCACCCGACGGCACCCGTCAGGTCATGACCTACGTCGAGCGCATCTCCGAGACCGGCATCGAGGAGTTCGTGAACGACGAGCTGATCGACTCCCGGCCCAACCCGCTCGGTGTCATCCCCATCGTGTACATCCCCAACAACCCTGTCTCAGGATCACCGTGGGGCACGCCGGACATCGCCGATGTCGTGGCGCTGAACCGTGAGTACAACGAGAAGGCGCTGGAGATCAGCGACATCATCAACTACCACAGCGCCCCGATCACCGTCGTGACCGGCGCCAAGACCTCGCAGTTGGAGAAGGGCCCGCGCAAGACGTGGACCCTGCCCAAGGATGCTCGGGTCGAGAACCTCCAGTCGCTCGTCGACCTCTCCGGCCCGCTCGGCTACATGGACGTCATCAAGAGGGTCATGCACGAGATGACCGGCGTGCCCGAGCAGGCCCTCGGCCAGATGCAGCCCATCTCCAACACCAGCGGTGTGGCGCTCCACATCCAGTACCAGCCGTTGATGAACCGCTACAACATGAAGAAGCTCCAGTTCTCCTCTGGCTTCCAACGCATCAACGAGATCGTCCTACTCACCCTGTTCCAGAAGGAGCCGTGGACGCTCCAGTACGACATGAACGAGGGGGGTCGCCCCGAGGATGGCGCCCTGCTCATCCTCGACCCGGCCGACCCCAACACCTACGAGACGTCAGTCCACTGGCCGCCCCCGCTGCCCGTCGACATCCTCGTCAAGTTGAACGAGATCATGGCCAAGATGAACCTTGGTCTGGAGTCCAAGCGAGGCGCTCTGCGCGACCTCGGCGAGGAGTTCCCCGAGGAGAAGATGGCGGAGATCTTCGCCGAACTCATCGAGGATCAGAAGGAGGCAGCAGCGTTGCAGCTCCGACAGGCCGCCACGACAATGGCGGTGTACCTCCTCACGGGCATGCCGCCCGAGGGGCAAGGCAACGTGGGAGAGGAAGACAGCGCTACTGTTACGTCTGCTGGAGATTCCAGCCAAGGAAGCACAGGGGCACCTGCGCCACCGTCACCGGAAGTGGTGAACATCGCGCAACAACTGGTCGAGGAAGCCTACGGAACGAAGTTGGCTCAGTACCGGAATCCATCGAACGATTAGCTTCCACCGAACACACCGTAGAACCACATACACAGGGGAAACTGAATCATGAGCAACGCTGAGAACACAGGCACAACCACGTCCAATGCCCAGGACGGCTTCATCGTTGGTGTGCAGCCCGCTGCCACACCAGCAAGCCAGTTCGCCCAGGGCACACAGGATGCGGGAACAGCAGCACTACATCCACTGGCTCCGCAAGGTCAGACCAACGGGGAACGTCTCTTCACCGAGTCACAGGTCGAAGAGTTCCGCAAGCAGGAGAAGGACAAGGTCTACCCACGCATCGAGTCGATGGCCAAGGAGCTGGAGGAGATCAGGGCCGAGCGCGATGCCGCTCGTCAGGCCGCTGAGGATGCACAGGCCGCAGCCGAGGCAGAAGCCAAGGCCAAGGCTGAGGAAGAGATGACTGTTCGTGACCTGCTTCGGCAGACTCAGGAACAGTTCGAGCAGCAGATCACGACAGTGAGGACCGAGGCGGAGATCGCCAAGGCCGAGCTGGAGCAGGAGCGTCGCTTCCAAGAACTCAAGGACTACCGAGCAGCGGCCCTCGCGGCCAACGCCACAAGCATCATCCCGGACATCGCCGACTACGTCGGCGGTGAGACGAGGGAGCAGATCGACGCATCCATTGCGGATGCAATCGAGCGCTCTGAGCGCATCACTCAGGGCGCAATGGCCGTTCGCCAGCAACAGATCCAAGGGATGCAGGGAGTTCGCTCCACGTCACCCACTGGCAACGGTCCTCTGGAGGAGCAACAGGAGCAGAAGACGATCACGCCCGAGCAGATCCGGGCGATGTCACCATCGGAGTACGCAGCACACAGGGGAACCTTGCAGGCAGCAGGACGAGCGCAGTTCTACGGACAGCGCGGCTAGTCCACTCACTCGAATCCAATCAACCATTCTCCAGAGGAGGAAGAAGTCATGCCAGACATTGCTGGTGGAATCAGCGGTTCAGGGAACCTCTACTCGGGTGCCGTCAACGGCGGCAACCCGGCACTCGTGCCAACGGGTGGTGCGTTCCTTGGCGTCCAGGCCGCTCCGGCGCCTTCGGGCATCGTCACCCAGGGTTACCCGCAGGGAACTGCGATCACGGGCTCGACGGCCCTCACCCCGGCCATCCAGGCCATCTGGAGCAAGGAGATCTTGTTCCAGGCCATGCCGATCCTGCGCTTCGAGCAGTTCGCCGTGAAGAAGACCGAGCTGGGGGTGATGCCGGGTCTGACAGTGAACTTCCTCAAGTACAACAACTTGGACGTCAACGAGACGATGGGTGCGGAACTCACCGAAGGTGTGCGTCTCACCACGTCGGCTCTGTCGGCCTTCCAGTACCGCATCAGCGTTGCGGAACAGGGCAAGGCCATCGCCGTCTCGGAGCTGCTCCTGCACGCTTCGTTCGACGACATCATGGCGTCGGGCTCCCGCCTGCTGGGCCGTCACATGGCGGCGTCGATGGACTTCCAGGCCCGCAACACCCTGCTCAACTCCGCCAGCAACGTTGCCTTCGGGTACCGCAAGGCAGCGCCGTTCCAGGGGGCCTCGACGAACATCTACGACCCCGGCATC